TTCAATGTAAACCCAAAAAAAAATTTATTGTGTTATGGACGGGGGACCGGTTTTCATATAGAGGTCATTTTTTTGGCTGTGGAAATACTCCCCTAAAAGCTTGTATAATATACAATACAGCTCTTTTTAGCTCTTTTCTTTTTAGCTCTTTTCTTTTCAGCTCTTTTATAATATACAAAACAAAACGATATGCTAATAGATTACATTAAGGTTCATCTACCCTCCGTACTTACCGAAGCGAACAATCGATTAAAGGTATTCAAGTCCGTAGTTCATTATAATCATTTATCTACGAAACTCCGGTCTGAAATCATATCAAATATTTTAGAGGCAACATTTTCGGATATCGTTCCAACTATTCGTTCTCCTTTTACGGATGGTGAACCTGATTTATGGGTGGGGGATGTTCCGTTGGAAATTAAAACAGCAAAGACGGTTGGGGTATGGAGGGGAGGAGAATATTCCAAAAGGGAATCGGATTATTTATTAGTTTCGTATGATGATAGTGGAGAGGATATGAAATGGTTCGTTTTCTTTGTGAATTTAAAGAAGGGTGATTGGACATCTTCAGGCTCCAATTCCTATTATGCAACAACGATTGAGTTAGACCAGGTGTTGGGCCGTGGCCAAATACTGATAGGTAGTGTGGTTAAAAAAAGGGTAAAAAATCATCTTGTTTGTGAATAACTTTAACCCAAATTTAACGATAAATTTTAATCGGAAAATTTTGGAAATATAGGTTTTCTGTTGTATATTGTAGTTGTGAAAAACATAACCTACGATATTCATAGCTTTAAATGGGATATTAATTCCAATACATTCTATGGTGATGCTTGGAATCTTCATGAAGTTGGTTCATATTATAAGTTTCCGTTTCCAAATGGTAAAAAACAATTTTATATCAAAAATTTTGGAACGTGTGGGTTTCGTAGATTTAGATTTGTAAAGGAAATTAAAATAGATTATACGGACCAATGGGTGTTTGAATCCGAAGATGGTATAAAGTGTATGGTTAATATAAATAAAAACATTATGAAAACAATAGGACAGCAAATCAATTGGGATTTTGAAATCTATGGTTTCTTGGAAATCCGAAACAAAAATAATAATCCAATCTATTATGAGAATCCGGATGGAGATTGGTATAAATGGGAATATGATTCTAACGGCAATGAAATATATTTTGAAACTTCAAATGAATATTGGAAAAAGCGGGAGTATGATTCCGAAAATAATCTAATCTACTCTGAGAATTCAGTTGGAGATTGGGAAAGGTGGGAATACGATTCTAAGGGTAAAGAAATCTACTATGAAAATTCAAATGGGTTTTGGACAAAGCGAGAATGGGATTCTAAAGGCAATGAAATCTACTTTGAGGATTCAAATGGTGTAATCAAAGACAACCGACCAAAACCCTGCGAGGACAAAGTAATAGAAATTGAAGGCGTAAAGTATAAACTTGTGAAACAATGAAAACAATAGGACAGCAAATCAATTGGGATTTCGATAGGAATGATAACTTGGAAATTCGGGACAAAAATGATAACCCAATTTACTTTGAAAATCGGAATGGGGATTGGTATAAATGGGAATATGATTCCAATGGAAATGAAATCTATCTTGAAACTTTCAATGGAGATTGGACAAAACGGGAGTATGATTCCAAAAATAATCTAATCTACTGGGAGGATTCGTATGGACAGTGGGCAGAGTGGGAATTTGATTCAAACGGAAATCAAATCTACCATAAAGATTCGTATGGGTATTGGTCAACTCGGGAGTATGATTCTAACGGCAATAGTATCTACTTTGAGGATTCAAATGGTGTAATCAAAGACAACCGACCAAAAAATGAAATAACCATTGATGTCTCTGGTATTGAAAATTCAGGCAAATCACGAGTAATATTCCTGTTAAAAAAATTACTGAAAGAACAAAAATTTGATGTTCAATTTGATGGGGGCAGAGATTTTGATGATGAATCTCATTTTGATGAATATATTGAAAAGAGATTTGATGATATTTTAGAGAATATCAAATCCATAACCAAAATTGTTATTAAAGAATCGCATACCAAATCAAAAAAATAAATTACACAAATGAAAAAATTACTATCAGTACTCGTTTTAGGTGTTCTACTTACAAGCTGTTCCGGCCCATACCACGATGTACCAATGCTCCAAACTACATACCCTATTGTTTATACTGTAAATAGTGGAAATTATATTTGTATTGATTCAATCGGTACTTATCACATACGGGTAACAATAGATGGTCGAATTTATTCTACAATTAGAATAAAATAGCAATATACAAAAAATAAATTACACAAATGAAAAACTTTTTAGAATATATAAAAGAAAAAATCATAGATTTTATCTTTTTTGTAGGTGATAACATCTACTTATTTTTATTTTGGTGGGTGGTGGGGACAACCGTAATGAATTACATAGGGGGTCATCAGCCATCTAACTTAAAGTTATTGGTGATTTTGCTGTTGTTCCTCAAAGCGAATCAATCACCAAAAACTTAACGATAATTAATTATGAAATTAGCAAAAGATAAAAAGCTATGGATTCCTGATGAGGAAATGTGGCAAAATTGGTGTTTGAATTATGAGATTAAACATTGGAAAGAAGTAGTAATGCATTTGAGTAAATGTAGAACTGCATTAGATATTGGCGCCCATGTTGGTATTTGGACAAGAAGAATGGCATCAATATTTGAAAAGGTATATGCATTCGAACCTATTTCAAAACATATTGAATGTCATAAAGAAAATTTAAAACAATACTCTAATGTGGTTTTGAATGAGGTAGGTCTTTCAAACAAAGAAGGAACGGGAGTGATACGGGAGTTGGATTTTAATTCAGGCTCATCTACGCTTGAGTGGAAAAAACTAACAACAAAAGAAACCAAACACAAACAAAGACAGACTGAAATAAATTTAAGAACGTTGGATAGTTATGAACTTACCAATATTGATTTTATCAAAATGGATGTGGAGGGACATGAAGTTAATACTATTGAAGGTGCAAAAGAAACACTTACTAATAATTCACCAATAATATTCATTGAAGTATTACATAAAGAATTAAAAAAACCATATACTGGTAGAGATGCTTTAAAAGATTTGGGATATACCGAAGTAATGCATGTTGGTAGTGGTAATTACATCTATAAACGTTTATAAAATTTAGTATCTTTACATTGTAAATTAAAAAATGAGAAATACGACACAAACAATTGGACAGTTTCTTAACTGGGACTTTGAGACCATCGGTCGGTTGGAAATACGGGACACGAATAATAACCTAATCTACTCCGAAAATTCGGATCGGTTTTGGGTAAAGTATGAATACGATTCTGAAGGTAATCGAATCTACTGGGAGGATTCAAGTGGAGAGTGGGTAAATGAGGCCTCATCTAAAACTTAACGATAATTTAATATTGAAAGTTTGGATAATTGCTCCTTTTGTAGTATCTTTACTTTGTAAATTAAAAAATAAAAGTTATGAAAAATCTATTTGAACGATTGAAGCCGGAAGCTAAAGCAGTAATTGAAGGAGAGGCTAATAAGTATCCCTTATCGGTTTCCGCAATTTTGGAACAAATGAAATCCTCCAATTATATTGGGGAATTACAATATGATAGTGTTATGTGGTTAGCTAGAGATAGTAAACTAAGGGAAATAGCAGGAATGCACCCGTGGGATTATATGAACCATACATTAAGCAGTAAGTTATCTGAAGGATTATTCTATAATTAATAAGATAAAATTTAGTATGTTAGATATATTAAATGATTATAAGGAGAGGGGATTGTTATATTCGCAGATTCACCCAACCTTACCACTTACTATATGGAACTATACCGAAAAGGTTCAATATGAAAGTTTGTGGGATGAGATTACTTTACAGTGTAGAGGTCTTGTTACTGATGGTAGTGGTCAAATAGTTGCTCGTCCATTCCAAAAGTTTTTTAATATTGAAGAGAAAAAACATACACCAACTGAAAAGTTCCAAGTTTTTGAAAAAATGGATGGTTCTTTGGGAATCGTTTTTTTGTGGGAAGGTCGGGCTGTTTATGCTACTCGTGGTTCATTCACATCCGAACAAGCTATATGGATGGCTGATTGGGGTGATAGGTATAATTTTTCTGAAATTCTATTAGATGGTTACACCTACCTGTTTGAGATAATCTATCCCGAAAATAAGATAGTTGTTGATTATGGTGGAGTGAGCCGACTTGTTTTACTTGCTGCTATCAAAACCGATACCGGTGAAGAAATTTTGCGAGATGATTCATCTACTTTTGAAATTTATTGGGGTGAACCAGCTACTTTTAAAGGTTGGGATTTAGTAAAGAAATACGATACTATATCTAACTACAATCTATTAAAAGGTATGGTAAAAAACAATCAGGAAGGATTCGTAGTTCGTTTCTCAAACGGTGATAGGGTTAAAATAAAAGGTGAAGAATATTTAAGACTTCACCGAATAATGACCCACCTTTCTACTACCGCAGTATGGGATGCTCTTTCTAATGGTGGTGATATTCTATCAACCCTAACCGATGTTCCCGATGAATTTTATGATAAGATTCGCCAATACTCAAATAAGTTGGTGGATAAATACAATAAAATAGAGGATGAATATATTTGGATATTTAAGATTCTTAGTAAATCCGATGAATTTGAAATTCGTGCCAGGTTCGCTGAACTTGCTAAAAAGCATAAGTACCCGGCAATCTTATTTAAGATGTATGATGATAAAGATTATTCGGGATTGATATGGAAAATAATCCGTCCTAAATTTTCTAAACTTTAATTTGGATATTTAAAATTTAATTTGTATATTTGTATATGAAAACTATAACTATATTTTATGGATAAGTTATTTTTAGGTAATGGTTATATTGGTGGGGTATGTGATGGACTTGGTAAATGGAGTGGAATACCACCAATCCTTTGGAGAATAGGATTTTTATTTATATTCCCATACGCATTTTGGATATATCTAATACTTTGGTTTACTTTAAAAAAAGAGGTTTAACAAAATGAAAAAGTTATTTTTAGTTCGTGGCCTGCCAGGTTCGGGTAAATCAACATTTGCTAAAGCGCTTGGTGGTATTAATATTGAAGCCGACCAATACTTTATGGTGGATGGTAAATATAATTTTGATGCTTCTAAACTTAAATTAGCACATAATTACTGCCAATCACAAACACAAATATGGATGAGATGTAATGACCCACAAATCAATGTAAATCGGATTGTGGTTTCCAACACTTTCACTCAAGAGTGGGAGATGGAAGCATACTATAAATTGGCTGCTAAATATGAATATCAAGTATTTTCTATCATTGTTGAAAATCGCCATAATGGTGTCAATGAGCATGGAGTACCCGAAGAAAAGATTGAACAAATGCGTAATCGTTTTGAAATTAAACTTTAATTAAGATATGAAAAACACAAAATTATCAGTATGGGATTTACCTTATCAATATGGTAAATTTTGGGTTGGTGAATTTACACAATACCACCAATGGGTTGATGAGGAAACAGCAGAACTTATTCTTTTAGAATATTATAATGGTGTTACGGATGGTGATAATTATTTTAGTTTAAATTAAATAATATACATTATGGAAAAAGTAGTTGTTGATGGCATGACCAAGGTCTTAATATCTGAAGGGCATGGTTCAGGGTTTTATACCTATGGAGCACCACCCAACGCAGTTTTTGACCCAAAATTAATTGAGTTGGTTGAATCAGGTAATCACGATGCCACCATATCATATGTAGAAAAAACTTATCCAGGCATACATCTCGGAGGTATATCCGGTTTATCAGTATGTTTAATACCTGTTGATACCGAATTTACAATTAATGATTATAATGGGCATGAAATTATTACATACAAACAGGATATTAATTGGATGATATCATAAAATTAATAAAAAAATAAAGTTATGATTAAAATAGATTTTACGATACTATCATTTATAATGATGGTTGTTTTTGCGATATTCATCATTACAACGCATTTGTATAAAAAGCATAATGATAAAAAATTGTAAATGTTATGATGACTGCAAAAGAAAAAGCAAAATGGTTGGTGGATAAATTTTATTACTCATTCCCCAACAATGGTAGCCTAAACACAGGAATTAATTGTTGTAGTAGCAGGTGGAGTGAAGCAATCCAATGCGCATTAATAACCTGTAATGAGGTATTGGGTGATATGGGGGCAGATAGAGGATATGAATATTGGTTAGAGGTTAAATTAGAGGTAAATGAATTAAAGGAACGGCATGAAAAAAGGTGGAATTAACCACCCATATAAAAAAGTGTCCACTAAATTGGACACTATTTCGTGGATTTAGAGCAAAATGTGGATAAATTTAATGATAATTTAATATTGAAAGCTTGGAAATATAGGTTTTCTGTAGTATCTTTACTTTGTAAGTTAATGAGAGATATGAAAACGAACCTAATGAGTTTATTGATTGTTTACCTTTTCATCGTTGATGAACCTTGTAGGGTAAACCTGCTTAAAGAGCCTGTTCAAAGGTTTGATACCGAATTAGCATCCTAAAAAATTAAACCCCTATATTATGACAAAATTTTCAGTTAGTATCCACGGTTCTTCTTACGAACTCCCGTTGAAAGCAATCCGTACTAAAAACTACGGCCCTACTAAGGGTAGTAAGTATGTGTATGTGAATCCCCCTACCGCCGGTCTTTTGGTGAAGCAGTTTGTTAAGCGAAATTTTCCAAATGTGTTGTGCCGTGTGGCATCGGATTCCTTTTCAGGTGGTAACTCCCTCCGTGTGTATGTATGCACCAAATTAGGCGCTCCAATTGACTCTCAATCTTTCAAAACGATTTCTGATTTTGTGGATATGTGGGAGTATGGTAAATTCAATGGAATGATTGATATGTATGAAAGCTATGAAAATAGTGGTACTATTTCCGATAATGGATTGGAGTTGGAGGCGGGTGTTAAATACGCATTTACTGAAAACCAACCCCGCTTTGGTACTGTAGAGTGGGTTGTGAATGAAGTTCGTAGTGGGAGAACCTTTAGTGATACTGTAAAGTATGTAGATACTAAAATAGCTGAAAAAGCTAAGGTTGAGTTATTACCATATATGAGTGGTATCACAGCTTAATTAAGATTATGAACAAAATAAAGATTTCAGAAATTCGTAAATTCAATGATAATGGAGTTATTCGTGAAGGTATGGTTCATGGTAAATTCAATGAAAACTCATTCATTGTAGTTGTTAAGAATTTTCATACAGACAAAGAAGAAGATTTTATTGTCAACACATCCGATTTTATAAATTAAAGATTTAACCTAAATTTTATATGAAACAATTGAATTGCCCCCCCTGCACCACTATTGAGGATTTTATGAATGTATTAACATCCCAACTGAATGAGTATTACAATGCTCAATTCGGTAGGGCGACAGTTGATATAAAGTTAAACACCGGAAGTAAATTTCACAAAATCACAGTAAACAATTCTGCGTGGGGATTTATCGCCCGTAATAATGGTGTATTAAAAGGTAGACCTTATCTTAGAGGTGATTTATTGAAAGCAGCAACCCACCGTCAACCCGCCGCAATTAGTCGTGGAAATGTTATTGAAGGTTGTAATTATACCCCATATGGACCAAATTATTTAAAATAAAAATTATGATAAAGAAAAAACCAACCAACCGCAATTTAGAAATTGATTTGACTGGCCCCCAAGGAAACGCATTCTTTCTTATAGGAACTGCACGAAATTTGGCCAAACAACTTGGTAAGGATTCAAAAGAAATTACCAATAGGATGATGAGTGGTGATTATGAAAACTTAATCAAAATCTTTGATGAAGAGTTTGGTAGTATTGTTACACTATATCGCTAATAAAAAGTAATAGGTATGAAACTAAAAACCACACCGGATGATGTATTTCACTACTTTGTAGTAGCGTTATCAACTTTAGTAATTATAGCTTGGGCCTTTGCTATTGTTGGTAATATTTTAACATCATTAATCTAAAAAAATCGTTCCCGTAGCTCAGCAGGTTAGAGCGTCTGACTCATAATCAGGTGGTCGTAGGTTCGAACCCTACCAGGAACACAATAAATGCGCTCCGTTCGTCTAATTGGTTAGGACATTCCCCTTTCACGGGAAAGCTTACGGGTTCGAGTCCCGTACGGAGTACAAAAAAATAAACCTATGAAAAAACTAATTATTATATTAGAAGATAAAAATATCTTTAAAAATTGAAAAAATTTCGTTCAGTAGATAATGGTTATGTTGACCCTATAGAGCATACATTGGGTGTACTAAAAAAGTATCCATCAACCAAAATATATATTGGTACTGATTCTCAAAATGTGGGAATACAAACAGTATATGTAACTGCTATTGCGTATAGGTTTGGTATTAGAGGGGTTCATTATATTTATAGTAAAGAAAAAGTACCTATCATAAAAGACCTGTTCAAGCGTTTATTTGAAGAATGTTCTCGTACAATAGAAACCGCTGAATGGTTTACCCAACAAATAAATGTAAATGTAGAGTTGGATATGGATTATAATGAAGATGAATATTGGCCCTCCAATCGTTTAGTATCTGCTACGAGGGGATGGGCGAGTTCTTTGGGATACAAAGTAAATATAAAACCCCATTCTCAAATCGCTACCAAAGCAGCAGATTATCATTGTTCATAATATGGTAGAAAGGTTTATTCATAAATTTAAAAAATAAAAAATGGCACTTTTAATCGGAATGTTTCTGATGCTATTGGCACAGGTACTTACTTTTTATCAACTACAAGGTCAGATAAAATACCAATGGTTCAAAGATAACTATTGGGTTATTGTATTAATGGGTATTCCAATATCAATGATGTATATGGAATCGGTTAGGCAAATTATCAACTATTATGGTGGGTTACTTTGGCCATCCCGTCTTATTGGGTTTGGTATTGGGGTAGTGGTTTTTGCTATACTTTCACAATTACTTTTTGGGGAGAATTTAAATACAAAAACAATGGTGTGTTTAATCTTATCAGGGGCTATTATACTGATACAAATATTTTGGAAATAAAAAATCAATATTTATTTATATAAACAATTTAAAAAAACAATCTATGAAAAAAAGTTTTATTCTCGCTCTTTTGAGCATGATTAGTTTCGCACAAGCGCAAACTACAGTTGATACTATCCAATCGGATATTACAACAAACACCACTTGGAATAGTGGTACAATTTATTTACTAACGGGAAATCGGTTTGTAAAAAATGGGGCAACCTTAACTATTGAACCTGGTACAATTATCAGAGGCGATAAAGCATCAAAGGGAACTTTAATTGTTACTAAAAACGGCCGTATTAACGCAAATGGAACTCAAACCCAACCAATTGTTTTTACCTCAAATGAACCCACCGGTCAGCGAGGTTATGGAGATTGGGGTGGTGTTGTTATTTTAGGAAACGCTACCACTAATATTCCTGGTGGGGTTGGTATTATTGAAGGTGGTCTTTTAGGGCAAGATGCGACCTATGGTGGAACTGATGATGAAGATAGTTCGGGTGTATTTAGGTATGTTCGTATTGAATTTCCCGGCATTGCTTATCAACCAAATAATGAAATTAACGGATTAACTTTGGGTGGTGTTGGTAGTAAAACTATTATTGAATATGTACAAGTCAGTTATTCAGGCGATGATGCCTTTGAGTGGTTTGGTGGAACAGTTAATGGTAAATATCTAATTGCCCATCGTGGATGGGATGATGATTTTGATACCGATTTTGGTTATACAGGTAAAGTACAGTTTGCTTTATCAATACGCGATGCAGCCATTGCCGACCAATCCCAATCAAACGGGTTTGAATCTGATAACGATGGAACGGGTAGTGGGAATACTCCTATTACCGCACCACTATTTTCAAATGTAACTATTATCGGTCCAAAAGAAAATGGAACACCAAATTCGCTTTATCGTAGGGCATTACACCTTCGTAGAAACACGAGAACATCCGTTTATAATTCATTATTTATGGGATATCCAACGGGAGTACATATTGATGGTTCGGCTGCTCAATCAAATGCCACCAACGATATCCTTCAAATTGAAAGGGTAGTATTTGCTAATATGACTAATAAATTTGAACAAACGGCCGGAGCAAACTCTTGGGCTGGGATGGTGAATTATTTTAGTGATAGTTTAAGAGAAAATGAAGTATTTGATAGTACATCGCAAATTGGGTTATCTTCAGGATATAATAATCTAACAAACCCACAATTGCTTCCTCAACAAAATAGTATTTTATTAACAGGTGCTTCTTTTTCAAATCCCCGACTATCAAACAATTTCTTTACACCCGTTACTCATCGTGGTGCGTTTGGTACATCTGATTGGACAATTGGTTGGTCTAATTTTAACCCGGATACAATTAGAACATCTATTCGTTATATGGATATCTCAAAACGAATGAGTGTTTATCCAAACCCTATGAATAACCAATTCACGGTGGAATCTAACGAACCTATTACAAATATTTCAGTATTTAATATTATGGGTTCTAATGTTCAATCGGATATTACATACAATGAAAATCGTTCAATAGTTAATATTGAAGATACTATAAGGGGTATTCTTTTTGTTAATGTTAGAACACTATCAGGAAATTATACAACCCGTATTATTAAAAATTAGGATAAAATAAAAATGTCAATACTAATTGCATCAGACCACGCTGGGTGGGAATTAAAAAACCACCTAATTGAGTTTATGAGTAAGAATGGTGTAGAATTAACGGACTTGGGAACGAACACTCCCGAGTCCGTTGATTACCCAGATTACGCACATAGATTATGTTCAAACTTTAAATCACAATTTGGTATTCTTATATGTGGTAGTGGTAATGGGATGTGTATGGCAGCGAATAAATGGCCGGGAATCCGTGCCGTGCCGCACTTTGTTGGGATGTTGATACTGCACGATTAGCAAGGGCTCACAATAATGCAAATGTTATTTGTTTATCTGCAAGGTTTCTTTGTATTGATGATGCGGTTGATATCCTAACCACATTTTTAGAAACCGATTTTGAGGGAGGTAGACATATTAAACGAATGATGGGAATTGATATAGCTAATAATTATGTATAAATTAGAAGATGTAAATAGTGGCCGGATTTGGGAAGCCGAATCGGCCAAATGGGCCCAAAGAGATTTGCGTGGTGGTATAAAAAATTGGCAAGATGGTGGGCCGCATGTAGGTAATATACTCGTTCTTAATTTTGAGTATTCAGATGGTATGGGTTCATTTTATTCTTTTTGTTCTGATAAGATAACTGAAATCGTAAATTGGAAAGGTCGGAATGTTCACTTTAAAACTGAAGGTGATAAAGAATATAAACTATCTTTTAAGTTTTGATAATGAACTGGACTGAATACTTTTTAAAAATTGCTGAAGTAGTAAAATTAAAATCCAAAGATAAAAGTACACAAATCGGTGTAGTGTTGGTTGGGGATAATAATGAGATTATATCTACTGGGTATAACTCATTCCCACGAGGGATTGATGATGGTGTCAAAGAAAGGCAGAATAGACCTGAAAAGTATTATTGGTTTGAACACGCTGAAAGAAATGCTATCTATAATGCAGCCCGAATTGGTGTATCTACGAATGGAGCGAGGATGTATATGACTTGTGGAATACCTTGCGCAGATTGTGCAAGGGGGATTATAAACGCTGGGATTAAGGAGATATGGATGTTGGGTGGTGGTTCTAATCAGTTAAAGTGGGAAGAAAGTGCGGAACGAAGTATCAAAATGTTTGAGGAAGCGGGGATTGGTGTTTTTTATTACACAAAAGATTTGGATAATTAAATAATTATTTGTATATTGTATAAAATTAAATCGGAGTAGATTATGAAAGAATACTATTTTTATTTCAAATCGGATAATAAAATGGAAGCAATTAGTAAAACAAAAGCAAGTTCTTTAGAAGATGCTATTGAGTTATTTTGTGAAACTAAAAAAATGAAAGTATCCCAATTTAATGAATTATTTAATGTAACCGAAGTGGTAAGAAAAAAAGTAGTTAATAAATAATAATAATAATGCCTCGGTGGCGAAATAGGTAGCCGCGCAGGACTTAAAATCCTGTAGCCGATGAGGCTGTACCGGTTCGATTCCGGTCCGAGGTACAAAAAATAAATATGCGCCCGTAGCTCAGTTGGATAGAGCAACAGATTTCTAATCTGTTGGCCAGGGGTTCGAATCCCTTCGGGCGTACTAAAATAAAAAAGTAATGAATATAAAATACAAATTTAAAAAATTGCAGGTGTGGTTTAGGCGAGGTTTAGTTAAACACGAACCATATACTGAAAGAGAGGTTTTAACAAAGAGGGTTTTAATACGATTAATGTCTAATCCAAAAACCCATTATTTGATGACACCATCGGGTAGATACTATGTTCAAACTGATGATAAACAATATACATTAATACTGCAAAATAATATGGTTAAAGTTTCCAATCACTATTATACATTTGAGTTTACTATTAGTTCATTTCTATCAAATGAATTGATTGAGTTGGTTCAAAAGGCAATTGAGAAAGAACGTAGTAAAATGGAAGAAGAAATGTTTAAAACGGAAATAAACATGCTTAATGATATTTTATCAAAAAAATAATTGTCTTTATTTTTGAAAAAATTTGGAAATATCAAATTTCTTTTGTATATTGTATAAAATTTAAAACAATTTAATTATGAAAAACTTATTTACAACAAAAAACTTGATTCTATATTCAGCCGTATTATGTATATTCTGGGCAGAATGGATTTATTTAGTGGAAGAAAATCATTTGAAAGCAATTTTCGTTGGTCTTTGGTCTCCCACAATTTTAGGACTTCTCAACTATTTGAACTCTAAAAAGTAAAAATGGATATACTTACAGTATCAACATTTATTAGTGTTTTATTTATATGCTGGATTATTCGAGATCCTAAAGTTATAGGAAAACTATTTGAAAAATAATTGTATTTATTTATGAAAAAATTTGGAAATATCAAATTTCTTTTGTATATTGTATAAAATTTAAAACAATTTAATTATGAAAAACATCTTTTTTATGGTAATGGCTGCTATGGTTGTATCACTTACGGCCTGCACCAACAACGCTGAGCAAACTGAAGAATCGGTTGCTGAACCAGTTGATTCTGCAGTTGTAGATTCTACTCAGGAGTTTTATCCTGCTGCAGATAGCACTACTACCGCACAATAGTAGTTTCTCAACACATCCCCTTAGTGGGGGTACTTGCGGGTATCGTATAATGGTATTACATTCGCTTTCCAAGCCTATGACGGTGGTTCGATTCCATCTACCCGCTCAATAAAATAAACTATGAGTTATTTAGGACAGGTTATTTATGTAAACGATGGGATGTTTCAGGTCTATCGTACAATGAAAGAAGAACCAAATCTAAATGTAGATTTTATAAAACAATATTGGGAATGTAGCCATACTTTTAAAAAAGATGGTTTGTTATTTTTTTGTAGAGAAATAGTATCTATACCATTTGAAGAAATTACGGATGGAGTTGATTAATACACATCCCGTCAAGAAATCCGATTTAGGATTTCACGGAAACCTTTTTGGTGGAAAAGCATTGGCATGGATTGATGCTTCTGCGGCTGCGTACGCAATGCAGGTGTGTGATACACCCCGTGTGGTTACTATTAAGATAGATGAATGTTTATTTAAGAAGCCGGCAAAAGAAGGGCAGTTATTAAAGGTATATGGTAGTGTAAATCGTATTGGTAATACATCCGTTAAACTATACATTGAAGCAAGAGCGCATAATGTATATACTGGAGGTCAGACTACCGTTGTATCTACCTATATTACCTTTGTGAGAATTGATGAGGATGGAAATCCGATTCCTATTTCAGAGCGGGTTAAGAAAAAGTATGGGTTTGGGGCTGACCTCAAGGATACCCCATTTGGGGGATAAAACCAACTGTCCAATAAATTGGACACTTTTCCACACGAATGTGGATAACTTTAATGAAAATTTAATCTAAAAGGCTTGGAAATTTGCTCTTTTATACTTATCTTTAGGTATTAAATAATTATTGATATGAGTAAACCCAAACGAGACAGGAAATTGCTTGATTTTAACGGCAATTGGAGTTCAGGAGAGGCTGCACACCATATCGGTAAGAAAATGACAGAAAAGGTGGTCCCCTCATCCAAATCCTATTCAAGAAAGAACAAATCTTGGTTAAAAGATTTAACCTAAATTTAATATTGAAAGCTTGGATATTCCCTATTTCTGTATTATCTTTACATTGTAAGTTAATTCCTCCTATATGAAAAAATATAAAAGTAAGTCCTATTATTCCGACTATTGGTTGGATAAATCTATGTTCACCCCGACCACTTATCGTGGCACTTATCGTGCTGATGGTAGTGGTGATGCTTATCAGGTCAAAACTAATGACCTTATTAAGTTGGCCTCTTATAAACGGGCCATTTCTAACTTTGTGAGAATTGTAACAAACAAACCTATTCCGGTCAAATTTTCTACGGGTAATCAATCCTATACTGATGGTAATAGTGTGGTAATTTCTTCAAAGATGGATGATGCTGAATTTGACCCGGCGGTAGGGTTGGCTCTCCACGAGGGTTCGCACATTAAACTTACCGATTTTACTATTCTTCAAAAGTATTTTCAACCAAACTCCACAGCGTTACCACCCGTTATTGCTAATCGTATTTCCAAAATGCCGGAGGTATCTGAATCTGATATATTGGCTGTTCGTACATTGAAAAAGTATATGTCTCAATACCTAAAAGATATTCTCAATATTGTTGAGGATAGGCGTATTGATAATTACATTTATAACACAGCCCCTGGTTATCGTGGGTACTATCACTCTATGTATGATAAATACTTTAATGATAGTGTTATTGATAAGGCTTTGGTATCTGATGAATACACTACCGAAGATTGGGAATCTTATATGTTCCGACTTTGTAACATTACAAACAAACATCGTAGGTTGGGTGCTCTTAAATCTTTACCCACTATTTGGACTTTGTTGGATTTGAAAAACATTGAACGATTAAAAACCACTACTGATAGTTTGAATCTGGCTTCAGAAATTTTCTTAACTATTTTTGATGCAGTTTATACCGAACCTACTGAAGAGGATAATCAATCTTCATCCGGCGATAGTAATGATTCATCTTCAGGCGATTCTAATGGTAACTCACCAATGACAGGTGATTTTGATTCACCTCAAACGGGTGGTGGTTCTATGGAATCTAATGGTAATGGGGATTCTTCTGATGATGATTCTTCTGATGATGATTCTTCTGATGGGGATTCTTCTGATGGGAATTCTTCTAACAATAGTTCTGGTGGTTCTGGGAACACGCTTTCACCCTCTCTTAAAAACAAACTTAATAACGCTATCAAAAAGCAGAAAGATTTTTTGAGTGGTAATATTTCTAAAAAGAAAATGAGTAAGGGTGAATCTTCTGTAGTAAACGCTTTGGAGGAATCTGATGTAGATTTGAAAACCGTATCCGCGGAACGCCGTTGGGGTGGTGGTATTCAAAGAACAAACTGTTATTTAGTTAGGAAACTTACTAATTCGTTGATTGAATCCCGTGCATTCGCTATTACTACTAATTATACCGGTCACCTTGATGAGAATCAAAAATATATTGATAAAGGTATTACATTGGGTGTGTTGTTAGGTAAAAAGCTTAAAACGCGTGATGAGAATCGTAGTTTGGTTACGCCCCGTCTTAAATCGGGTAAGATATCATCCCGAATGTTACACGAGGTTGGGTTTGGTAATTTCAATATCTTTGAAAAGATTCAAACCAATTCCGTAAAACCAATCACTCTTCATATTTCAGTTGATGCTAGTGGTTCAATGGGTGGAAGAAAATGGCGTAATACACAAACCGCTGTGGTTGCTATCGCTAAGGCCGCTTCAATGATATCAAATATCAATGTGGTTATTAGTTACCGAAGCACTTATGATAATGGTGCTTCAGTTCCGCTGATTGTAATCGCTTACGATAGTAAGGTTGATAATTTCTCAAAGATTAAGAGCATGTTCAAACATTTAATGCCACACGGTACAACACCTGAAGGTTTGTGTTATGAGGCGATTATGGGTGAGATTTTGAAAACCAAAGATAGTTCCGAAAAATACCTAATTAACTTTTCGGATGGTATGCCTACCTTTGAAAATAAGGACATGAGTTATGAGGGCAATATTGCTATCAGACACACCGCCGACCAGGTTAATAAATTAAGGATGGGTGGTGTTAGTGTTTTATCTTACTTTATTAGTGAATATAGCTTTGATAGAATGCGTGGTACATCCTACGCTGATGACTTTACTCGGATGTATGGTAAGGATGCTAGGTTCATTAATGTGAATGAGGTAATGGACTTGGCTAAGACATTGAATGGTAAATTTGAGGTAGGTGTCCAATAAAATGGACACTTTTCCCTCAAATGTGGATAAGTTGTGGATAAATTTAATGATAATTTAATATTGAAAGCTTGGATAATTGCTCCTTCTGTAGTATCTTTATATTGTAAGTTAAACCCCTATATATGAAAAACCAAAGATTTGTTTTCGGTACTATCGTTCAAAGTAACGGTGTACTAATGTTCCAAGATTCAAATGGAGCAATGTTCAACATCCCAGCTCTTAACGAGAAGGGGACTTCCCTCTACCGCAGGGCTCTTCAGGCTTCTAAGCGACCTGATAAGTTCCGATTCAAAATTAGGGTTAAGGGTTCGTTCACTTCTGGTGAGCTTTGTTTTGGCCGTGTTCCTGCTTCTAAAGCAACCGACACCACTCCCGTTATGAACTTCAATAAACCAAACGGTGGGTTGGAGCAATACGCTGTGGATTCGGTTCATAAACCTACCGTGACTATGGTATCAACTCCGGCTCAAATCACCGCTCCGGTGGTTATGCCTGAAAATGTTTTGAACTTCATCCACACCGAAGCTGCGGGGTTGAAGCCAAAGATGTTGTTTATGCCGGAACTGAAATGGAAATATTTAATTCGTAACATTCTCCGTGGTAAAAACATTATGATGACCGGTGCTGCTGGTTGTGGTAAAACGATGGCTGCTAAAGCCGCTGCGTGTTCAATTGATGGGTACTCTACCTTTATCATCAACTTGGGTGCTACTCAAGACCCCCGAACTACGCTGATTGGTAATACCCAATATGACACCACCAAAGGTACGGTGTTTAATCAATCACCTTTTGTGAAGGCAATCCAAACGCCAAACACTGTGGTTGTGTTGGACGAGATTACGAGGGCTCACCCCGAAGCGTGGAACATTCTGATGACTGTTCTCGATCCAGGTCAACGCTACCTTCGTTTGGATGAAGCCGCTGATGCTCCTACTATCAATGTGGCTGATGGTGTTTCCTTTATTGCCTCTGCTAATATTGGTAATGAATATACCGCCACCCGAATGCTTGATAGGGCTATCTTAGACCGATTTACGATTATTGAGATGGATTCTCTGACTAAGGATGAAGAATCTACTTTGCTTGGTATGATGTATCCTTCGGTATCTTCGGAACTGTTGGTTAATGTGGCTGAAATTACAACGATGACCCGTGATGAGGTTCGTGGTGAATCACCCAAACTGACCAACTCCCTCTCTACTCGTACTGCTGTGGAAATTGGTTCGCTACTCTACGATGGATTTAGTTTGACTGAAGCAGCTGAGATTGCTATCTATCCCTTCTTTGATAATAGTGGTGGGGCTCAATCGGAGCGTGTGTTTATGAAGCAGTTCGTTCAAAAGTTTGTAAAAACTGGTGAAGAAAACCTCTTCAATACTGAAGATACTACTGCTGTTAATAATCCGTTTTAATTTATATGGGGTATAATAAGTTCAAATGGTGGAGAAAGGGGGCTCGTAAAGAGCCCCTTTCTTCTAACGCACATCTTTATGATAAGATTGTGAATGGTGATTTTGATATATCGGAATTCTTTCAACAGGCTTTAGAGGCTAGAAAAAAAGCAAATCGTGCATATGAACTTGCCTATAAAAAGTATGGTGGTAATTCTAATTCAGATAGGTGTGAGTTTGCTAGGGATGAGAGTAGGATGGATAGAGTTCGTGCTTTAAAGCTTGAATTTGAAGGTGAGTTAGATGAGATTCGCATATTAAATTCACTTCGGACTGAACTACAAAAAAAGTTTGGTGTTGATGTGTGGGATGAAATGATGAATGAATCTCCAATGGATTTAGATGAACTATATAATTATTACTATCAAAAATCAATTGATAAATAATAAAGATGAAAACTTCAGATGAATTAAAAAAGTATAAAAAAAATCATCATACTAGATATAATCAATCTACATTTGTAGGGCCTGTTAGAGCGTGGGGTAGACTTAAAGCTCGCAAAAGGTATGAAAGTGGAGTGAATTATAAAGAAAAGCCTGCTTTCAAAGGATTCTGTCAAGCAATTGGAACTGGAGATACATTCGCAATTACAATGTGGGATAATGGTAATGGTAGTTATAGATTTGAAATTTGTGAGAATGATAGTTATTCTCAAAAAAATGTATCACCAATATTTTGATATTTAAAATTTCTTTTGTATATTTGATATGATGTATGACCCGAACAAACCGTTAAGTAACGAAGAATTGGAATCTTTACCCAAAGATAAGTTCTTTGAATATTTAGATAGTAAGGCAGAATACCTTAAAAGGTTTTCAACTCCACTATCAGGTTATAAACTGAAGAGGTTTGCGTATGGAAGTGCTGCTGTTAGTGGTGAGGTAATATCCCATTCTCATCACGAACAATTAGGTAAATGGGGTAAAGAAAATTTTCATAAAACTTGTGAAATCGTTAAAAGTAAATTAAAGTAAAAAAATTATGATGTACTATTTAGTAAAAGTTAAAGTAGAAACCGATAATGGTAATGGTAAAATTAAAAAGAATACCGAACAATATTTGGTAAAGGCTGTATCGGTTACAGACGCAGAAGCCCATATTACCGCATTCCTACAAAACTCACCATTGGAGTTTGAGGTTAGTTCAGTCACACAAACAAAAATTCTAAATGTGATTGGAAATTAATTATGGTTTATAGTATAGGCGATAGAGTAGTAGTTAGTGTATATTCCAATTTTATGGTTGGTAAGATTGTTTCAAAAACAAAGATACGAAACAGCAATGCCTACGATGTAAAATTGGAGGATGGTAGATTGATAGAAAATTGTTCACTTAATAAAGAAATAGCTAATGGCTTTTTAATCAATAAACGATTAACCCAATTATTCAATGAAAAAGAAAACGAAGCAGCCGAAGGTAGTATCGGTCAATCCACAATTTGATAGGATTAAACGGCGTGTACTCAAAAAGTTTCCTGATGCTAAAACCACTATGACGTCCGATGGTAGATATAAAGTATCCGATGGTCATGGTGGGTATATCGGTGATGAGGTTTACCTACCCTCCCAACCAACGGTAATGGATGCTTGGTATTGGGCTAATGAATCTATGAAAACGATTCAGAATATAAATCGTACACATCCCGATAAAAGTATAATGGATTTTGATGAAAGAAAATTCAATAGAGTATCATCCCGCAATTTTAGGAAAAATAAAAAATCAAAAAATGTGGAATAATTAAATCGTTTTCTATATTTATTATTGTATAACAATTAAACAAAAAAGTTATGAGTAGTAAATATAAAAACGCACCGATTAAGAGCTATGTAAATAATTCTTTCGCAGTAACTCAAAAGCAGGAAGCCAAATTTCAGAAATACGCTGGAAAAAACTATACTGATATTGATTTACAAATTAACCCGGAACTAAAACCATCAGATTATCCTATAAAACCATTTACCGAAATCGGTAGTTTGAAAATAGGTAATAACGAAATGGTAATTACAAAGGCGGAAGCAGAAAAAATTATTAATACTCTTAATGATGCTTTACTAACAGTAGAAAAAAAATATAGGTTAAATATATTCAACTAATTATTCAATATGGGTCCAAAACCAACTCAAAGCACTACTGAATTTGAAAAATTAAAAGAGGCTTTGTTTGGTGGATATGGATTTAAACCGGACCCACACACATCACACTCAATTGCTATTAGTCCATCAACTAAAGGACCAATGGTACAAATAGAAAACCCAACGGATAAAGAATCAATTCTTTTAAACAAAGAAACCTTTGATAAGTATATTGCCAATTGTGTTGATATAATAAAAAAGAAAAAAGAACCATATTATACTTTAGTAAAGAATAATCTTAAAACAGTTTTCTTTCCAACCGAAGTAGAGATAGATGAAAATTATAGGAATAAGATGCGAGAAAGGTTGCAACTTATTTTGAATAAAACATACTACAATAAAAATGAGGTATTGGAAGAGGTTGTATGGATAATTGATGAGTATATTACCGAAAGTGATTACGCAGTATCCAAAGAAATTTTAGTTTGGTTGAACGAACAATATAAAAAAGATTAACTATTTATTAGTATGAATATGGAAGTTTTTTGGAATGAACAGGAGTATGATTTCTATAAATCTCTTTCACCAAGAGATAAACTTATCTATTTTTCCGATATGTATTCAGGCTTTTTTGATAAGCTTGGTGATGAAGAAGATGATATATTAGAATCTTCAGAGGAAGATGCTTTAGAAGCTGATATGTTGGAATCGTTATTTTCTAATTATGATAACGATGATAAAAATAAAAGGTTCATAAAAATTCAATCTATGAGTGGTGAAGATATAACACCTGTATTAGTTAAATTATTTTGTGATGGATTTATACTTAAAAGGCATGATATGGTAAGAACACCAAATGGTGATACCCATAGATTTTTAGTAATAGGACAAGGACCACCAACATCACTAAACTAATTTATGATAGTTGATGAGTTTGATTTTGGTAATGGTATATTTGGTCAGATAAGATATAAAAAGGATTCAAAATCTTTTTTCAATATAAATTCAGTTATGAAAGATGAATTTAGATGTTATTTAATTAAACCATTAAATGGTATAGAAATTTATTTAACATCCACCCGAACTCAAACTCAGGCAAAAGATTATTTGTTTCAATTACACAATTCAAGATACAAATAACTTTGGTATGATTTTTGATATATATTAAAAGAGTGTAACCTAAGGGCGCAACCGACTACCGAAAGGGGTCAAAATTAAAATTATGTTTAACAATTAAAATAGATTTAAGGACTATTATGACACACATTAAAGAATTACCACTTTCACCATTTGATATTTTGGTGAAAAATTTTTTCACAAACGATTCATTTTTCGCACCAGCGATGGATGTAAAAATCGGCCACCCCGTAGATATCTACGAAACCAAAGAAGGTTTATGTTTTGAAATCGCCGGAACGGGGTTATGTAAAGAAGATATTGATATCAATATTGAAGGCGATTTATTAAGGGTTTCTTATTCTAAAAAAGATGAAGCCAAAGAAGCTGTAGTAAATTATATTCACAAAGGAATTTCAAAGCGTTCCTTTAATTTGGGATATAAGATTGCTCGTAAATATGATTTGAATTCAGCAGAAGCAAGTATGAAGGATGGTTTACTTAAAATCAGTATTCCATTTGCTGAAGAATCAAAACCAAAAGCACTAAAAATTAAGTAATAAAACCCGCGCCCTTGGGTTATAATCTTTTAAAAAATTAATCAAAATTTAATATGGGGGATTTGGAAAAATCCCCTTTTTTCATTATATTTGTAGTATCTAAATCAAAAACTATGTCAAACTTAGGATACGCTTGCATCAATATGACTTTGGGCAAGAAAAAGATTACCACCAATAGGGGTATGATTAGGAAAACCTTTTTAAAAGAGGGTATTGGTAGGGCTTCGGAACTTGGGTTGCAGAACACCCGTGACCTGATAGAAATCATCAAATGGAACGAAAAGATGGGTATAAAACTCTTCAGAATCACCTCCAATCTATTCCCTTGGTCATCCGAATACCCACTATCAGATATGCCGCATTTTGCTCCTATATCCAATCTCCTGAAGGGTGCTGGGGTGTTGGTATCCAACTATGGACAACGAATTACATCTCACCCTGGCCCCTTTAATGTGCTTGTTTCACCCAATGAAAGGGTGGTAATGAACACCATAACGGATTTATCGCTGCATGGGGAGGTCTTTGACCTGATGGGGTTGAGTAGGACACCCTATAATGTCATTAATATCCATTGTAATGGTGTCTATGGGGATAAAGAATCAGCGATGGATAGGTTCTGTCGGAACTTTGAAAGGTTGCCTGATGCGGTTCGTAGTAGGCTCACAGTGGAGAACGATGATAAGGCTAGTATGTATTCGGTAAAGGACCTGATGTATATCCACCAAAGGACTGGTATTCCAATTGTATTTGATTATCACCACCACAAGTTTTGCACCGGTGGTTTATCGGAGCAGGAGGCTTTAGAGTTAGCAATGAGTACTTGGCCGGATGGTATTAAACCTGTGGTTCATTATTCAGAATCAGCTATAGGTAAAATCCCCCAAGCGCATTCGGATTACATTTCAAACAAAATTGAAACCTATGGTTACGATTTGGATATTGAAGTAGAAGCTAAAATGAAAGAATTAGCGGTTCTTAATTACTTAAATCAGTATGGACATAATTAACCCGTTTAAGGTTATTATCTATTTTTTGGATATTTATTTAATATTTCAAGTTTCTCTTGTTGTTTACAGTCAATATTGATATCAAAAGATTTGATAATAAATACAACTGGGAAAGTTAATAAAGTTAAAAAAATGGAATAACATATGAAAAATTTTTTTACGAGAAAAAATGGTTTCATAATCTTAATGATATTATCTACAGTTATACTTGCTGGTTCAGCAGCATACTATTCTATATTCGGACTTAGTTCACTTTTTGCTGGAGCAAGAACCGAAGTAATTATAATGGCGGGGGCATTAGAATTTGCAAAAATAATTCTTGCTTCATACCTCCACAATTATTGGAAGGTAATTGGTTGGTTAAAATGGTATATGGTTTCAGCTGTTGTAATTTTAATGATGATAACATCATTGGGTATATATGGTTTTTTGACTTCCGCATATCAAACCACAAGCGATAAATTTACTATCCTTAATAAAGAGGTTGGTGTTGTGGATGTGAAACGAAATAGATTTAAGGAACAGTTGGCTGATTTGAATAGTGAGAAAAAATTATTAGAAACATCCATATCATCTTTGAGGGGTGGATTAGCAAATAATAACTCTCAAACCGAACGAGGGGCTATATCACAAAGAAGGGCTTTGAGTAGTGAATTAAAATTAGCAGTTCAGCAAAGAGATAACTTAACCCTAAAAATAGAATCGTTGAATGATTCATTGACTTCATTAGATTTACAAATATTGGATAAGGAATCAAATAATGTAGTTGCTTCAGAAATAGGTCCACTTAGATATTTAGATAAGTTGACGGGATGGGGTATGGATAGAATTGTAAATTGGTTTACATTATTAATTGTATTGGTATTTGACCCATTAGCAATCTCTATGGTCATAGCCTTAAATAAACTTATGAAAGAAATAAAGGTAGAGGAAATTAAACCTATTGAAGAAATACCTATCAAAAAAGAAGTGGTTATCAATCCCAAAGAAGAAATTAAAGAACCGGTTGTAGAAACTAAAGAAGAAAAACCTGATGTAGTATTTGAACCAACTACCGAAGAAGCCGTAAATTTATATAATGAAGTATCACCCCAAACACCAACGCATACTTATCGAAAAACCGGCGCAGATAGATACAGATAATAAAAAACTAAAAATAATTTGGTAATATACACTTTTTGTTGTATATTGTGTAAAATTTAAACGAATAATTTATGATAGATGAACTTTATACCACCAGCTCCCCAAATGTAAAATTTGATTATAAAAATGATAGTGGGGATGATAGCGACCCACACAAACACTTTTTTAGGGAGTTTGATTATGGTATTGATTTAACCGATAATGTTATCGTAATTTGCGATGAAATTCAAATGGGATTACTACCCGAATTTATTGCTAAGGTAAGATTGTTAAAGAAAGTAAACTCCGAAACAACTACAATTAATATCCTACTAAATTCAGGCGGAGGTGATGTTGTAGAAACGCTTGGTATTATTGATTATATCAGAGGAAACAAAGATATGAAATTCAATATTATTTGTAGGGGTATTGCAATGTCAGCAGCGGCTCTTTTACTCGCAGCAGGTACTGGGGTTAGAGCAGCATCAAAGCATTCAAAGATTATGGTTCACCAATTATCTACTTTTGCAGCAGGTAAATTAAGTGATGTAAAATCAAATGCCAAATTCGCTGATAGGTTAGAAGAAGAGTGTAATAGTATGATGGCTGAATTTACAAAGAAGTCAAAAGATTGGTGGCAATCAAATCAGCAAAGTGATTTATTCTTATCCGCAGAAGAAGCATTGGAGTTAGGAATTATTGATAAAATTATTTAATTATGTATTTTGATTTTTTCTCACCAGAAGAACTACTGGAGAATTACAAAAAGTTCAGAAAATTTATTAATCAGGAATTTAGTGGTGAACGATTGGATGCCCTAAATAAAATGTATGACCACTTTGAAGAGAGGATTATTTATACACCCGCTTCATCGTTTGAACATTTTCATAATGCTTTTCCCGGCGGATATATTGACCATATAATGAGGGTAACTCGTAATGCATTAAAGGTATTTGAACTTTGGAAAGAGTTAGATATGATTACCAATGATATTACAAGAGAATCGGTTGTATTTGCAGCCCTTCATCACGATTTAGGTAAGGTAGGTTCAGTTGAAGATGATTGGTATAAAAAGAATGATTCGGAATGGCATGTAAAGAATCAGGGTAAGATTTATAAATCAAACCCAAACCTACATTGGATGGAGATTCACGACCGTACATTCTTTCTACTAAATCACTTTGGTGTTAAATGTTCAGAAGAAGAGTATCTTGCTATCCGATTAACGGATGGTTTATATGATACATCCACCGAAAGTTATTATAAAAGTTTTCAGCCTGAAAATCAACTAAAAACATTTTTACCACATATTTTACATCAAGCCGATTTTATGGCTTCAAAGTATGAGTATAATCGTTGGGTGGTTGAAGGTAAAAAGTTAAAAGGTACGAGAGGAACTCTTAATACAAACGGAAAACCGAATGGGTTATCTAAATTTGAAAAGATAGTATCTCAAAAATCTGAAGATGATAAACCAAAGGTTGATATGGTGTTTGATGCGTTTAAAGATATAATGGAGGATTAATATGGTAACGCTTTTGGTGATATTGTTTTTAACGGATGTGGTTTTAGGTTTCTTTGTATGGAATCTACTACGAAAATTAGAAGCAGTTGAAGATAGTTTGGATGAGTTAGAAAAAGAATATACTCAGGCCGATACAATTTTGGATT